ATGTATGCCATCTAAATTACTATTAAAAACTTCATTAAAATTACTTTCTTTACTTAATTCACCTATTTCACCAGCGGAGCAATTTTTAAATAACTTCATATATAAATCACTAGGCATTTCATAAATAAGTCCTGCTATACCTTTAAGAATATCATTAGTGTTTGCTGAAATATTACCTGCTTGCTTTTTAACACTATAAACTAATTCTTTTCTTAATTTAATTGCTTCTAATGCATTAAATTGAATAATGTTTATATCAAATTCACCAATTTTAATATTTTTTGTTTTTAAAGGCATTTTATATTTTAATTTAAAAAGTTAATATTTATATAATATGAAATATATTTTAAATGTAAACTAAATTATTAATCGTTTCCTGCTAAATTAACTACATAATCAGATCCTGTTCTAATAGTCCATTCTCTTTGTTTTGCCTCATTCCCATAAGCAATAGTAGGATTTTTAACAATCCAAGCATTTTTAGCTGTAATAATACTATTACCAGATCTATCTTTAATAAGTAAAGGAAGAGGATTACTAACGGCTCTATCTGCATTATGTATTGAAGATAAAACTTGATTAGTAGGTGCAGTTTGATTTATTCTTAAAACAACAGTTAAAAAGTTTGCATTATTTTTAACTCTATCAACATGTCCATCAGCACCTACTGTAGAATTAAAAGCATCATTTTCTTCTGTTATTTCAACAGAATCACCATCAGCAAATCCTGTTATTTGAGAAACGCCATATATAACGCTTAGTTTTTTAAAATCAAAAGTTCCAAGTTGGTTTGTCATAATATTATATAAATTAAGTTATTAAACTGAAATGTTACCGCTTATTGCAATTTTATTAACTGCTCCAGCTAATGTTGCTGTAAATGAAATTCCTGAAAAGAATCTTGCTAATTTATCAGCAGATGAAATATCAGAAACTTTAGGAATAGTTATTGTATATTGCCCAACACCATCTAAATTAGCAGCAATAAAATCATTTTCTACCGCTTTATCTAAAATTTCTCTTATTTTATTTTCAATAATATCACCACCTGCATCCGTATAAGGTATTTTTTCAACATTAATTAAAGTAGAGTATAAATTTTCTTGAAGTCTCGCTTGTAACCAATCTGCACCCCTAATGATATCAACATATTCTCCAGAAGAAACTTTACCATATCTGATTATTGATTTTTCAGCAAAGGTTTCATATGTATTACCATTATTTGTAAATATAGCAGAAGATTGTGATGATATTAAATCATCTGCAATAATACCTTTAAGATTTCTATAAGCCCAATTAGAAGAACCTGGTATAGTTGGAAGTTGACGACCTAATAAAGCAGCATCAATAAAATAACTAGCGGTATTCCCATTATATATAGTTAAAGTTCTATCATAATTTAACTGTTTTAGTTTATATAAAACACTACCTGTATCAGATGAATCAAGATTATCTGCATCAGATGTTCTAGCAACAAATATTCTTTTAAGAGTTTCAATTTTTGATGCCGCACTTAAAATATCAGCTTCAACAGAAGATGTTATTGCCAAACCATACCAACTAGAATTATAATCATAACATTTTTGTACGGCATTAGCCCAAGTTTCTGAAGCAGTATATGAACCAGAACCTGTAGCAGGAGTTGCAGAAGGGGTAGAAGAAGCTGTATATTGAAAATTATTATCATCAATTTTAGTAATTTCAAATGTACCGTTATATTGTGATTGATTAAATCCTGTAATTGTTACAGATGCACCAGTTTCTAACTTATGATCCGTTTTACTAATATTTACAATATTACCAGAAGGATTAGTTGCAGTAGTAATAGCTGTTGAAGTTGCAACAACTTTTTTACCAATCATTATTGACGCTGGTGTTTTTTCTTGTGAGAATGCAGCAGAAGCCATCTTATATTCAGCATCTGTTGTAGCAAAATCTTTTTCAACCTCACTGATATTAGCATAAGATTTTATTCTTCTATCAAGCTTCATGCTTTCACCTAAAAACATAGCTATTCCAAAACCCTGTTGAGTAATTGTCTTTGTTGAAAGACTAATTGAAACATCTATTATTTGATCTAATTTATTTGACATAATTTAATTTTATTTTAATTATTAAAAATTATTCTATTTTCATTTCCATAGTAAATGGATCTTTTTGTTGATCACTATTAACTTCACTAGAAATTCCAATAGATTTAACTATTGGTATATTAACTTCTGTAACAGAAGAATAATTTTTAGAAACTCTAAAAATTAGTTCAGTAACCGCCCTGGTTTCAAAACTTTTATTAATTTCTGTAGTTACATCCACAGGATCACTTTCAATATTAACATATACTAATTTATTTTGAAACAATAAATCTAAATTATTTGGTAATTCAAGTTTATTTATTAATTCTAATAGAATTTGCATTGCATCTTTGCTTATGCAAGTTAAAGTTAAAACTATTTCTCTATCACCTTGAGTTTTAATTAACTCGTTGGCATTAGGCTTTGAATAATAATCAGTTCCTCCTATTTTTCTCATTGATGATATTTTCATAACAATATAATCACCATTAGGAGTTGGTGCATTTTGATCTGACCATATAACCTTTTTACTTGTTAAAGTATTTATTATAGTTGCTAATGCTGTTTTTAATCCTAATATATTCATGCTCATACTCTAACTTTAACTTGATTGAGGCGGAACACTGTCATTTGTTGTCCTTTTAGCAACAAATATTTTATAGTGGTTAATAACATTATTTTTATAAGGATATATTCTAACAACTTCAAATTCATCTCCATCTATAATAACTATATCAGCATTCACCCCATTACCTTTTTCTATTCCATATAATTCTGTAGAAGTATATATTTTTTTTGTCTCTAATTCTCTTCTATTTTCAGGAAGTAATAACATTTCTGATCCTGTCATAGGCTGAACACTAGCAGTTATAGTAAATTCTGTATCTGAACCAGAAACTTTAAAAAAACCCGAAGCATCATAATCTCCTGATGCTCTTCGTTTTACAGTTAATGTATGTTGTCTAAAACTACTCATTTGTCAAATACTTTAAAACTTACTTGGCTACTTTTAAATTCATTATAACCTTTTACTTTTTTAGGTACAACTCTTGATGATATTTTACTTCTTAATTCTCCTGTATCAATCAAAGGATTTGAAGATCCTTTATTTTTTATAGTAGATGGTGCATTAGGAGGGTGTTTTAAATCTGTTAAAGTTTTTTTAGTTTTTTTCTCTTGCTCTAAACCTATTAATTTAAGTTTTGTATTTATATCATTAGATCCTCTTTTTATAGATCTTACTATTTGTGCAAATCTTCTTGCTACTCTTTTATAATTTTTATTATATGTTGACCTAATATAAGATCTTTCAGGTATAACTACGCTACCATTTTTTCCAGCTCTTGCTCCAAATTCATTTGCAATTCCTTTTATTAGTACATCATCACCCACATTTGAAAATAAACCCACAGCGACTTTTTTAGAATCTAATTCTTTAAAAGCATCTGTATAAATTTTATATCCTTTATCTACTAATTTTATCCCCATGATTTATATAAAAATTAGGAATACGACATTTTAAAAATCTATTATAAGAATCTAAATAAGGTGTAGTATTCATACTTACATTTGGATTATTTCCTCCACCATAACTTCTACTTAAATCTCCTTCTTTTTCTTGAGTCAAAACTCCTCTAGAATCACCTCCTCTTGAGCTTAGCTCCAACAAATGACAAGCATAATATGCTACAGCTAAATTATAAGTATCACTATCACCAAAAATTGCAGAATTAACTTCATTTTTAGCCATATTGATAAACTTATTTTTTTTATCTGTAGAATTGTTAGCATTTATTGTTGGAGCAATATCTACAATCCAATCAAGAGGTGTAACCATTATTTAGAAATTTTAATTTTTTCAATTATTTCTTCACGATTTAAGCCTTTAGTTTCAATATCTAAAGAATTTGCAATTTTTACTAAAGTTTTTTTATCTTGGCTTTCAAGATCAATATCAGAAAGATCAATCGCATCTTCTGAATTACTTTCTTCACTTGATTGCTTAACAACCTCTTCAGAGTCTCCTTTAGAATCAACCTTTTCAGAGTCTCCTTTAGAATCAACCTCTTCAGAGTCTCCTTTAGAATCAACCTCTTCAGAGTCTCCTTTAGAATCAATCTTTTTAGCTTTTGCTTTAGATTTTTTCTTTTGTTCAGGTAAAATGTGTAAACCAGAAGTTCCAACCATTGCTTCATACATTGGGTGAGCTTTGATTAACTTAAACTCTTTATCAGTTAATTCATTTACACCATCATTTAAAACAATAATTCCTTCTGTGGTTTTAAATCTTAATAGTCCTTTAGTTCTTTTTTCAATTTTCATAATAATATTTTATATTAATTAGTAAATTTATATAAAATATTATAGGGCTATTTAGCCCTATAATATAACTTTTATTATATTCCGTAACTATAAGACATAGAATTAGGAAAAAATATTCTAGTTCCTCCGCATCTTGCCTCAAGAATATTTTTTGTTGCAAGATTTACTATTTGTGGAGCATGTGGCATTAATCTTATAGGAAGAACACCTTCAAGCTTTTCTTCTGAATTGTCATAAAGAACAAAACCAGATTTAGTGTTATTTACAAAACCATTTTTAAGTTGTTGTACCCATTCCACAGTCAAATTATATTCTTTTTCAATATAACTTAATACTGAAACACCAGAATACATAGTAGTATCAAGAGCTTTTTTCTTAATTAAATGATAACTTGTATAATCCATTAACATAGTATTAGGAATTTCATTACCTCTAGTTAAATCTACTATATCATTAATAGCTTCCTCAACATCACCAAGGATATTTTCAGGGGTTTTATTTGACCATAATGTACTTGATCCAGTTCCATTGGCTTTTACAACATTAGCAGGTACATTGCTATTATTAAACATTCCTGTAATACCATATCTTAAATCACCAAAACCTAACATTTTTTCTATTTTTTGATCTACAGCTTTTCTAGCTGCTAATGCTTTTCTAGTGATTACTGATCTTCCATTAGGATTCATTCTATCTTTTCTCATATCTGCAACAGAATAAATGTAAGAATCAGCTAAAGATTTAATTTTATTGCTATATTCTTTACCAGAAACTTCTACTGTTTTAATATCATTTGCAAAATCTGTAACAATATCTGCTTCACCTGTAGAATCATCAACACCATAAGTATCTATTTCAGCACCTTCTGGAATTGAAGTATTAATTGACAATAATCCGCCATTTAACAACTTTAATTGGTCGTAAACGGGTGTGAAAATCTTTTGGCGAACAAACTCAAGGCTTCTAGCAAAAAAGAAAGAATCATCGTTTTTATAAATTCCTACTTGTTTAGCGGCATTTTCATAAGCCATAAATTCAGGAGAACATGTATCTATTTTAATTTGCTCTCCGTTATCTAGTCTAAATGTTTGAATAGTCATAATATTATTCTAATTTAAAATTATTAAGGTTGGTTAATTTCTACTTTAGCTAAAGTAGGTTTATTTAAAGTTCCTGTAGCATCGCTTACAAATTTAGCACTAGAAACAATAAGATTTCCAGAAGAAGCATTTGTAAATTGCCCTTGGTTAGATTCGTTTGATTTATCATTATAAACATAAACTGGATCACCATAAGCAACAGTAGCTACAACTTCAACATAAATAACACCTTTAGTTAAAACATTAACAGCATCATTTATTTCATATTTATCATCTCCACCTATAGTTGCTGGTTGACCATGTCTAAGAGCCGCAATACCTTCAAAAGTATCAACTGAACTATAAACAGTAGTTGAACCTGCTTGAGAAGAACCTCCTGCAACAACTATATTAGAAATAGTAATATTTGATATAGCATTATCTACAGTTATAATGATCTCACGATTAGTACCAGCTACAGCACTAATTCCAGTTAAAGCATCTATTGAAGCAATTACAGAAGTAAAAGTTGCAGCATGTGAAGTTGCAAAAGTAACTTGTGATATTGCAACACCATTAACTTTTAAATTTATTGTGTTTCCAGTAACAAAGTCAGCATCAAAAGTTAAAGAAACTTTTGACTTAAATATATTTTTAACATCAACACTAGATTTAGTTCCTTTAACAATAGCTCTACCAAATTCAATAGCTTGCTCAGCATTTCTTGTTTTGATATTACTATCTTCTAAAGTAGCTATTTGTCCTTTTTGTCCGATGTCAAGATAATCTTGATATTTAGTAATAGGCATAATTATATATTATTTAGAATTATTAGAACGATTAATTAAGTTTCTTTGTAAATCTTCATTGCTAATAGCAATTTTAGAATCTTCAGAATCTTTTTTAGAACCAGTGATTTTCATATTTTCACTAAGATTAACATCTTTTTTTATGTCAACCAAAGCATCAAAACGAGCATCAATGTATTCATCACTTTTTCCATCAGCTTTAAATTCTGGTGAAAAAGCACAAATAACTTTGGTTTTAATATCTTTGTCAGATAAATTAGAAATATCCTCATCTTCTTTTAAAAATTCAGATGCTTTCTTTTCCAAAGAAATTCTTTCTTTAACTTTAATAGCAATTTCTTCTGAATCATCTTTATTAGATAATTCATCAAATTTAGCTTTTAAAGCATCTCTTTCTCCTTCTAAAGAATCTACTTTATTTTGTAAATCTTTTTGAGTGTTTTTAAGGTTAGAATTATCTCTTTCAAGAGTATCTATTTTTGTAGAAACTTCCTCTGAAACTTCATAATCCTTTCCATCTAATCTTATTTTTTTCATATTTAGATCATTATTAAAGTTATTAAAATTATTAAAAACACAAATAGCTTCTTGACCATCAAGTCTTAATTTGGCTTTATCGCCTGCTCTGCCTTGATAAACAATAGCTAAATGATTACCTTTTATGTTTGTTTGAACATAATCATATTTTTCTCCTTTGTAAACTCCATCTTTTTTTATAAGATTAACTTTGTATCCGTAAGACAATCCCCTTTTACCTGAATTTATTGCATCTATTGCTTTTTTATCAGTTATTTTTAATTTAGTAAGAAGGTAACTATCTTGTCTCTTTATATCTTCTCCTGTAAAACCTACAGCTAATTCTTTAGAATTATCAGAATTAACTTCTTCTTGTGGGTGATCGTCAGTAATAGGAAGTAATTTAAAAGAATTTATTGCATCTTCTTTAAAAACTTCATCAGGAAGTCTTAATTCTTTTTGTATAGAACCATCTGCTTTCATATAACTAAATACACCCGTTCTAGTAGCTATAGCATAGCCTTCTAAATAGCCTTCAGGTGTTTTTGATAATTTAACTTCATCTAGGTTAAAATTATCATATCGTATTGTTTCTATAATATCTTTTGTCAAATTATTAGACATTAATTACTATTAATTTTTTTATCAAACTCAACTTTTGAAAATAAAAAAGCATTAAATAATTTATACCCTTTTTTTTCTATAATTTTTATTGTTTTATAATCATTATAAAGAACGTATCTTAAAACATCATTAGCAACAATATAAACTAAAATATCAGAATTTTTTGATTTAGCATATTCTTTTAAAACATCTTCATAAACAAAAAACTTTTCGTTAGTTGAAAAGTTAACATAATGAGGTATTACATAACCTTTTAATTCAACTGACATTCTAGCTAAAGTTCCGGGTATATCATTTATATTTTCTATTCTTATAATTTTAATTTCTTTTTTATTTTTAAATTTTATACTTTTTCCAATTTTAGTTTTTATTTTTAAAATCTTAACTTCATTTTTACTTTTATATTTTTTATAATGTTCAAATTCAGTTTTATTCTTTTTTATCTTTTTATCTTTTTTTAAAACATCTTCAGTATCAAAAGTATAATCTTTTAATTTTTGTTTAAAATCTACTTTGTAAAAATAATTATTTTTACTTGTACAAGACATTATAAACAAAAAAAATATAATTGTAAATATTTTCATATTTTTATTATAAACTATTAAAATAATAAAAGT